TTTTCTCACTGGCTTCGACATATCGTCTATCCGACAAAGTCGGTTTTTGTGCGTCTCACGACGTCATCTTTTTTTTTATTTTTAAAAACGGAAAAAGAGTTACCAATTTTTCCTTTTACGCGTCTTACGACGTCATCTTTCTTTATTTTTTTGGGGCCACAGAGATAACTCCGCGGCCTTATGGCTAAAATTAGCCTTTAATTTAAAACTAAATGTGCGACCATACACACCCAGCTAAGAACCTCAACTGGCATTCACCCAGTTAGCATCTTGCAATACCGCAGTGGTCTGCAAGGAGTTGGCTATCAGTGCGGGTTCCGGTCCTAAAAAACCAGAACACATCGCGTCCTCTCCTGCACAGCAACTCATCAACACTCGATCTCCAATCGTGGACCTAGCAGTTACCACATACCTATAAAAATGCGACAACCAATAACCATGCGCCAAAATGCCAGGATTATTAGTGTTGTTAAACACCCTCCCTAAAGAGGCAAATTGTCCGTTAAAAGCCCAAGCCGGGACTCGGACAACCCTTTGAAATGAGGGAAGACGAGCGTGTAAAGGCTGGTCTTTTAAAGCTAAAACCTTGGCAGTACAAGATTGAGCCCAACGCCCTGAATAACCTTTAACAACGGCAGTGTTATAAACAGCTGCTTGCGCACGTTGTTCCACAAAATGAGGTGTGTTAGTGGTTAGTGGATAAGCATGGAAATCAGTACTCCCTCTCACAAAGGCGTACATAGAGGCTACAAAAGAAGGAGTGTATGCTGCACCTACATAATTCAGAGTCGCACTCAAAGGCGTCGTCAAAGTTCCAGCTGAAGACTGAAACGTGCTAACCCACCATGGCGGAATAACAGTACCCCAATTCAACGCATTATCAGTAGCAGCCGCACTGGTATAGACAGGTAACATAATAACTTGCTTAAGCGAGGCTATGCACTCGCCCATTGTATCTTCACAAGGAGTCGTGGTCGTCGACTCCAATTGGAAACCTGCAGCAGGTGTATCTGACGGTACCAAGTCCTGGGACTGGGTATAAACAGTTCCACGCGGGTGAGTTATTAAAAGTGTTCCTGAGTAATCAGCAAGTTCAAAGTCATCCCCACCAGCAACCTCAACTAAGAAAGGGACTGCCGACACTACAGAAGCTGGAGCAATAAGAGGATCTATACACACTAAAGACAAGGACCCCGAAGAACTGTAAAAATCGAGGTAAGGAATGGGAACCATGTAAGGCACAACGAACTCAAAGACATTGGAATCCTTAAGATCAACCACTTGCGAGTAACCATAGGGTTGGACAAGCGAAGCGGCAACCTCAGGTCCATCAGCCGTCGTAGGTTGGTCTCCCGGTGCCACAGCTGCTGCAACAGCCGGGTTAAAGGAAATCATGTACCTACCGGCGTGGAATTTATTCTTACCAAAAGTAAACCTAAATTTAATAGTTCCACGCCACGACCTAAACAATGAGGACACATTCATAAGTGAACTAGGGAAGAAAGCGTTACCAGACTGTGAAATCAAATCGGAACTATCTCTAGGGTGCCTTATGTTACAATAGGGCCTGCCAGCCGGAGTGCGAAACCACATAAAAGATGGGGTGACCCTTGTGGCATAAAGAACATCACCGTGAACATTGGTGGTGGCTAACTGGCCCAAACACACTTGAGAATATTGGCTAGTGATAAACTTTATGGCCATCTCATCAACCTCAGTAGTGGAAAAATTCGTGCTGAAGGCTAAGGTGTTGTCAGACATTAGCGCGACATTGGTACACCCGGATGGCCGGTCAACATTAACCTCCTCTATATGATTCAACCTACCTGTTTTCACTGTGTCATTGTTATGAAGCGGGTGGGAAAAGCCAAAATACTTGGCTACCCCCGATGCCAAACCCAGTCCCCAGGATGTGGGGCCTGTGATGGCGCTAAGTGATGGTACATTCTTACCTATGAAATTGGAGATGCGGACTGCGGTGTCTAACCCAGTACTAATCTTCTTATTCTTCTTAAGCTCCTCTATCATAGTACCCTTACCGGTAAAACCGGAGACAGAAGAACCTGATTGCAACGTGATCGTGCTGCTAACAGCATTGTCAGCTCCATATAACTCTATGTCTTCCAAAGAGACATAAAGCTTATATGTGGGAGCTGAAAGTCCGGCAAGGCCGATAAGAGGCACTATGGCGTTAACACCAATAAGTGCAACATCCGCTGAGGCAGCAAAGTCACCTGAAACAGGTAAAAACTCATTGACATAATAAAAGGGCACAACAAGTTCTACCATAGTAAGTTCAGAAACATCCAACCTGACGTGAGGAATATTGGTGCTCGCATATGGAGCAAGAGTACGTTTGAACTTAGCGTTCTGACTAAATCCTTCCGACGCATCACCGTACTGGGCACTTACCGCGACAACCCCTTGATGAAAAGGAGTTGCTGCTACCTGAAAACGGAAACGAGTGGTAAACTTTATCCCGTACACGCCAGCAAGCCTATTAGCCCACTGAGGGAACCATGTCGTTAGATTAGTCAAATTAATAGCTACTTCCAAAACATTAGCTTGAGCGCCAGCTGAAGGCAACGTGCCGACGTTGATCAACCGGGGCCTGCCAAAATACTCCTTCAACGACTGATTAGTCGTTTCTGGTTTCAAATAAGAACTGTAGACAAATGGGGAAAGTGCCGTTACCTCCTCGCAGGCTTCAGCTGCGAAAGAGGTCACCCCTAACGGAGAAGCTTCTCCATTTACAGTCAAGGAAGACTCCAAAGTGGAACATTCCTCAGTTTGTCCTACCATCTCAACATCTTGTTTAGTATTAGCGAGTCTTATATACACATTGGCTTGACTCAAAGCCCAATGAGGTCCTCCGTTTCTCTGGCTTTGAAGTGCGCCTGAGTAGTAAGGTGAAAACCAACACTTTTTGCAAACTAACCCTGTCCTGCTGGCGGTTACTACGAGGAGGGAAATTTAACTCCGCCAAACAGCGTATTTGTTAGTTGCTCAAACGAACCCAAAATCCTGTCGCTTGCACGTGTGATCGAAGTAATCCTTGGACGTAGCGGTGCTAAACCTAGGTTCGTACTTCAATTGTTTGCAAGCTTCCAATAACAAGTCCCTGCCTTTCAGGAAAATGTCTTCTTCGTGCAACGAGAGTTCACTCAAGTTATTCTCAACCATCTGCGTGAGAACCTCTCGTTTGTAATCTGCATCTCCCTTCTTTGTGTAATACATGTTACATAAGCAGGACTCCAGCCTAATAGGCCCCACCACTCGCCCATTCTTAATCCTGAACGATCGCTGAAGAAAAGATACGTCTTCAATAGCGAGGTAAGGTTTGAGCTCCTCTCCCTTGCGCCCGGCCGTATACGTCATGCCAAAAGCCCTCGACAAATGCTCGGCTGTGGAGATCTGATTGAATCTGTCAATGACCTTATCAGCCGCATTAACAAGGTTATCGTCACCTTGAGTGCTTGCACGACAATGTTTGTGGAAATCATTGTCGCCAACAGTCGACATATAGGCGGAAACCAAGCAAGACATGGAGAGCATTGAGTTAACAAAACCGGTAAGGAAATGTCCGCTGGGTAGGGATTTCTGCCACTGAACAACAGTGTCGCTCACATTGGACTGACCGACGGCGTGCCTGCTTTTCACCAAGTCCAGAAACAGTATGCTGCGGACCCGACAATCCTCTTGACTGGCTCCTCGATTACGATACCAATCATTGATATAATCAAGCAGAGCCCAGAGCATTTGAGGCTGCTGAGAAGAATCAAATCCAGCGAAATCACCGTCCCAGACCTTATCACCTTTGGCAGTAACCCAATTGTACAACCACTCCCAATCCTGGTAAGGGTTGATGCCGCAAACCATACCATGCTGTCTCAAGGTGTCCATGCACTGTGCCACGATCTCACCAAAATACATCCTACATAGGACGTAATAATGGATGGACGTGCCTGCTATATACCTAGCGTTCTTGCCTTCCTTCCGTGTCTCATCTTTAAGGAAACCTCTCGCCACAAAGAAAGGTCGCTTTCCTTGCTTAAGCAGTGCCTCCAAACCTCGCACCTCCGATTCGAACTTCAAAAAGTTCGGTCCCGAGACATCAAAATCAACCCCTTCACCAAGAAAATAGCTCTTGTCCTTGTACTCAATGCACATAGGCAAACCCACAGAGGTACCACGGGGTATGGCCGCCGCCCCAGACCTGCCAAGAATGGCTTCCTTGACATCCCAAATGACACCATTAACCCTACTGGTTGCTTCTGCAAAGAGTCTCATGCCGACGTAAACAGCTGACTTAAACGAATACTCGTTTATAGCCCTCTGTGGCTGAGCGAAGGGTTCTAGAGCATTGAACATCGGATACACGGGCTCATCATTCTCGTAGTACTTACCCAGCTTCATGGGTACCAAGTTGTACCCGGGTACAAGGCTCTCAAACGCCTTCTCCTTGAAAAGGGGGGTGGGCTCCAACCCAGACTTGATAGGCGCGCATACGTTCTTGGTCATGGAGCCGACACATGTAAGATTCCCGAACACAACTTCCTCATCTTCAGAGATGCGTTGGCTCTCATCATCAATAATGGTGTTCATTACATCGGCCAAGTAGCCAAACGGTAAATCATCTGACTCCATGACGTCAAATCCTGCCGGAATGTCAAGTCCGGCCTGCGCGACAGTCTCAGCCTGTGTAAGTTCCTCTACAACAGGATCTCTAGTACGCAGCGCGAGGGTGGAAATAGCTTTCTCAACATCCTCTGCCGTCAAAACCGTCGCATAGGCCTCACGGTAGTAGTCATTAGCGCCGACATGGATACCCATCCATATTCTGCTGCCGAACCGTCGTGCTTCCTGAAGACAAAGGCCGGCGCCGCAGTCACCCTTCTTCGTCGGGGCACTGTACGCCAACCATCTCTTATGGACGGTAACAACCTCACAAGCTTCAGGTCTGTCCCTTCCGACGGCTAGCCTTCCCTTGTCCACATACTTCACCCTATCCAAATAGGCGAGGTGGGAGTTCAATTTTTGCTCACTCTCCAAGCGCGATACATCCAATCGTACGGGCTGGTTTGACACACTGAGCAGGTCTTTCTCGGTGAGTAAGAGGTGAGTTATATCCTTCTCGTATGCAACGAGGTTTGTCCTTACCACCGTAATGTCCCTATCCTCAAATTCATAACTGGGGAAGTCAAGCCACTGGCGAATGGTGAAATTAATACATTGGCCGGTTTTGTTGCTCCGCAAATACAGGGGATTATCACCTGAAATTCCGGTCTTAAGCAGTCCCCGTAGTTGGTTATGGAAATGAGTCGGTAACACAGCGTAATCTCGCTTCAGGAAGGTCACCTGACCAAGTTGGACTGCAAACCCTGTAGCATCAGGAGTTAACATCAAGTAACCGTTCCGGTAAACGTTTCTACACAGCTCCGCCACCCCTGACGATTGCAGGGAAGCGAACTTGACGCGTCCACTTGTGGCACGGTTACTCTGCTCTTCACGAGGGCAGAAAAGTCCTCTGATATATCTGTAAACAGCCTTCACACAATCAACGAGAAAAGTGATGGCCCCTACAGAAATGGCGCACAGAATCGTCCAAGCTCCAAACTTGTTAAGATATGGTACACACCATCTGACAAAATCCTTAACGATGCGCCACATTGTGCTGCAGTGAAGCATGATGTTCTTCCTCACTTGGGCCCATCGTGACACAGGCTCCTCACTGAATAAAGAACTCACGTCAACGACGTTGGGGTCTGCTATATACTCATCAGCACCTACTCCGTCACTGCCGTTCGAGCTAGCGTTGGAACGAATCTCGAGCATGAAGCTCTTAAACTCCTCGTCGTGCTCCAACACTGCCGAAGTAGGATCCACTTCAGGCACGATTTCACAGTCTTGATACACAGACCTCACAGTAGACATAATAGTGGAATGTAGTAAATCTGATTCCCCAGCTTCTGAACTGGGGCCTGCACTCCCTTGGTAAAGGACGCCCTCCGGGTTCTCAAAGAACCGTGACAAAATAAGGGGCATGGAAGGTCCTCCCTGGTACATAGCTTCGAGTTCTTCATCTGTTGGTGCACGCGCGTTTAGCATCTGGGTACACATCTCAGTCAAAGACACGTGGGACCTAGCTCTCTGCTTCATGATCTTGACGGCCTCAACAATCAACTTCGTGAAAGGATACCCCCTGACAGAACCGTCCTCGGGTATTTCAACATGTGCGTCCCAACTCTGAGGGAAAACTTCCCAAATGTGCCAAGGAAACTGCTGGAGCACATGTCCCCTCTTGTCACAAAGCGCCAACTCCTCTTGGAATTTCTGATAATCCAACATTGTGGTATTATCCTTACGAAATTCCTTCCTGACTCGCACCTCATAATTGAGGTCAACGCGTCGATTCAGGGCTTGGGTCTCAATGAGAATCTGATCAACACCAGCCTGGCTTGGCTTTTTCATGTTCGTTGTCATCATGATGATTTTCGAAGTGAAGGGGAACATCCCCTTATTTTCGCATGTAGCCATGTTGCACAACGTGGTGAACGAAGAATAAAAGGTCATCAGGTCCGTGAAGCCATTGCTGGAATCAGTGGGGTTAGCCTTTTTAAGCATGAAATCATCCATCAAATAAACCGGCTGCCCATGGTACCCGTCCAGATACTCGGTGTTGAAAGGTTTAGTGAAAATGAGACGGCTAGATTCCTCAGCTGAAAGTCCTGGTTTCACCTCACCCGTGGCTACCAACAACGCATTTGTTAATGCTTGGGTCATTAACGTCTTACCGACACCTGGCTTCCCAAACATCACCAGACTCAGGGGTAAAGGCTTATATCCAGTTCCTTCACCTAAGGCCCTCTTAAGTGGTGTTCCCAAATGCTCCATCACCCTGCAAGCCTTCTCCATTTCAAAATTGATGTCCCTATTCCACTTATAAGTTTCCTGGAACTTCCTCAATTTGTAATGGCAAGCTTGTATCCGGGCTAACCGTGAAGAGTATTCGGGAGCACATCCTCCTTTGTTCTCTTCAGCTTCAATGTTATGGGCTTCCACAATCACAGCATCAATCTCCTCGGACCACCTGTTAAGCATGCGCCAATGAGGCAAATTAAAATAGCCTCTAATGGTGTTAACGCCTTTCTCGACTGACTCTATGATGAACTTGAACAAGTCCTCAAAGCCCGACATAGTTCGCGGGTGTGCCGTCATCTTGCTGCTTACAAGGTTAAACAGATGCAGACCAAGTCCCTGTTTATCCTTGCTTTCCTTCATTGCAGTCCCGACCGAAATGAATGACGCCAGGCGAGCCAACCAATTAATAGTGGCTTCTCCTGACTGGGCCTCGGCCGTCAAACCTTCTTTAGGGACTTCTGCTTCGGTTGTGGTTGACTCTTCAACCACCACATCACATACTTGACCCCACCATGAACAGGAATAAAAGTTCTTCCCAATAGCAGCAATGCCCTTCACGACCAACTTGGCCAGGCCTTTAATGCTGGCCCAAGCCAAAAACGCAACCATCGCCACTTTACACAATACCACCGGTAAGCTCTTCTTGAAAGACTCGAACATATCGGTGACTCTGTCCTTAATACCTTTGAACATGGCAGTAAACCCGTCCAAGGCGCTCGTGACTTCGTTAGCTGTTCTATCCAGATTGGACGTCGTCGTTGTCAGGCGAGAAATCACGTCTGATGTCCTATCGACAACATCCTGCTCTTTTAATTTGCCAACAACCTGGTTAACATTTGTGACCAAAGAGTTGATCCCATCGACATCGAGAGAATCAACAGCATACCTGACTCTCTCTATGGTTTCTGAAGCTGACCCCAGTAAACCCTGGTAATCAGCAGTCAGCAGCAACGCCATCTCCCGCTCCCTTTTACGGTCACGAGCCTCCAACCAACGCTGAGAGCTCTCTAGTTTACGGTCCCGTGCGTGGCCAGCTGTCCGCCTTCTAGCAGCGGCGCGCTGGATCCTCTCACGTTCTTCCCGGCGTTCGAGTTTACTCTTCAGCTTCCGGACCTGATTAGGGCTCAGGCCCACCCTGCCAACACTAGCACCTGCATGTGGTGCATTCTTAGCGTTGGCCGAAATGATCGTGTAGATGTTTTCAGTCCTCTCGGAACCCGTGGTCTTTAAAGTCATACCAAGACTCTTGTTTTTTGCATCCATATGTGGTGCGATTGAGGGCAATGCCCGTTGGCCTTACAACAAAAGGGAGCCATCCCTTTTGAGGTTTTTTGTCCTTGGAATCACTACTTTCAAGTGAACAAACGTGTTCGGACAACCACGTTTGAGTTGGAGGTTTGATATCCCCCTAACCAAAGCTACTCACACCAAATAACCGTAGTCGTTTGGACGGGTACGCGAGCAATCCAGCTCAAGCTTGACCGTCGTCAACAAGCACAGCACCTAGCACCAGCTCAATGGCCTACGTAAGAATAAACTAAAAATAGGCACTACAAATTTATTAGAATCCGGAGGTGTACTTTTGTAGTACGTGTACACCACCTTCAATAAAACAACTAACTCTGGTTTGTGCTTTGCCTTTCTCAGGGGACCAGGCGCATACAACCTGCTGGACGTAAGTCAAAGGGTGTCATCCCAAGTAACTTAGCCAGACCGCATAGACGACGTTTGAGCGCCGCCTAAGCTCCAGACCGGGGATGACCGGGTAAGAAGACATACGCTTTAACACG